GATTCTTATCAATCGTTAATCCATATTTTGAATCAGTACAGCAACGTCAAGGTTTGTACGCATTTAAAGTAGTAATGGATGATACAAATAATACACCAGATGTAATTGACCGAAATGAAATGAGAGGGGCAATTTATTTGCAACCTGCCAAGACAGCTGAATTCATTATCATCGATTTCAATATCTTACCTACCGGAGCATCGTTCCCAGAATAGTAGCAAGGACATATTTATATTAAATTATTAGGAGTAAAAAGATGGCAGAATTATTAGACCCAACCGAGATATTTTATACGGCATATGAACCTAAAATGGCTAACAGGTTCATTATGTATATCGAGGGTATTCCGTCTTACCTTGTGAAAGCTGCTTCGAGACCGTCAATTGACCAAGGTGAGGTTATTTTAGACCACATCAACGTTGAAAGAAAGTTGAAAGGTAAATCAAGATGGCAAGACGTAACCGTATCATTATATGACCCAGTCGTACCATCAGGAGCACAAGCGGTAATGGAATGGGTTCGTTTGCATCACGAATCAGTAACTGGACGAGATGGATATTCAGATTTCTATAAGAAGGACATTACATTCAATACTTTAGGCCCTGTAGGTGATAAAGTTGAAGAATGGACTTTAAAAGGAGCCTTCATATCATCAGCAACTTTTGGAGACTTAGATTGGTCAACAGAAGATCCGTTAATGATCGAACTTACATTGAAATACGATTACGCAATCCTTCAGTTCTAATCGTAACTGGATTAGGGTGTCCCTGGTCGAAAAAATTAGCCTCGCTTCGGCGGGGCTTTTTTTATGTGTGTATATTTATATTAAATAGTAAAAGTTATAAAGGAGACAAATGGCTACGACACTAAACGATGATTATCCAAAAAAAAATGTTGAACTAACCGATGCCGATTTGAAGGCAAAGGCAATTGCTCAATTCGAAGCAAAGCAAGTAGTTGAATCAAACCAAACTACTCAAACAAATAAATTTCCAACAGAGATTATTCAATTGCCATCCAAAGGAAAATTTTATCCCGAAGGACATCCGTTATCAAATGGAACAATTGAAATGAAATATATGACTGCACGTGAAGAAGACATTCTTACTAATCAGTCTTATATTAAACAAGGAATTGTATTGGATAAACTGTTTAAGTCGTTGATCATAACTCCATTTGATTATAATGATCTGCTTATTGGTGATAAAAATGCAGTAATGGTTGCAGCTCGAGTATTAGGATATGGTAAAGATTATGATGTTACTGTTGTAACACCATCAGGTAACAAACAAAAAATCAGCGTCGATCTAACTCAATTGCGAGATAAAGAAATTGACTGGAATCGTGTAAGTTCTGGAAATACCGAATTTGAATTTGATTTACCTGCATCTAAACGTACAGTTACTGTGCAATTGGTAACACAAGGCCTTCAACGTAAAATAGATGAAGAAATGAAAAGCCTTGAAAAGATCAAAAAAGATGCAATGATCACTACAATGTTAAAGCATGTGATAGCAGCTATTGATGGCGACCGTGATACCAAATCAATTCGTCATTTTGTTGATAATGAACTATTTGCCATTGATTCCAGATATATTCGTAATCAATTAAAAGATTTTACTCCAGATGTTGAATTAGAAGTCGATTGTTTCGACGAGGAGGCCCGAGAGCCCTTTCGTGGTAACGTTGCCATCGGATTGGACTTTTTTTGGCCTGACTCAAAAGTATAGGCTAAATGTATATGATCAGATATTTGATTTGATCTATTACGGAAAAGGATTTTCATATAACGATGCATTTGATATGCCAGTATATTTACGAGTATACTATATCAATAAGATCAACAAAATTTTCTCAGATCGTAACAAAGCTCAAGAAAAGGCTAATAGACAAGCACAGACAAATTCATCTCGAACCAAGCCACCCAGATTTAGTAAGTAGTCATATTTATTAAAAAGAAAAGGATAAGGCATGAATCAAAATGCATTTGAATCAAAACTTCTTAAACAGATTAATTCTATCGATCGAATTGATGAAGGATTAGGTTCTACAATTCTTAACTTCTTATTTGGAAATAAATTCAAAAAAGAATTAAAAAAGGCAGCGGAAGCAGTTGATGAAGCTAGTCCGGAATTTAAAGCTGCGTTGTTAGATTTTGAATATCACGTTCAACGATTACGCGATATGCAGAAACGTCATAAAACATTACGACGAGTTGCTAAAGGATATAAATAAATTTTAGCATATGGCAGAAGATAAAAACCAAGGATTGAGTTCGGAACAGATTGCGTTGATAAAAACAGCGCGTGAATATTCTGAACAGTTTAATTTATCACTTGCGCAAACAACTGAAATTTTAACACGTATCCAAAATGGGCAAATAAAAGTTAATGATGAGTTAGAAAATGCGATTGTGCGTGCGGATGATTATACTCGAGAACAAAAAGCAATAATTAGACTTCAACAAGACCAAACCAAAGTACAAAAAGAAATACGAGATATATCAAAGGCGATTGTAGATGAAACTCACAAAATAGCTGACAATAACGTTAATATATATACAGTTACTCAAGATCAAGCTGAATCGCAATTATTATTGATAAAATCTCGAAAAAATGAAATTAAAGAGCTGTTAACAATACAAAATTTATCAGAACAGCAAAAACAAGATTTAGGAGAGGTATTAGAACAGTTAGATGACCAAGAAGGAGCTTATAAGAATATTAATGCATTATATGAAGCTCAGCCGGATATTGCCGAAAAAATGAAATCTAGTTATGATGCGGCAAGTGAAGGTGTTACAAAATTAGGTACTGGTATTGACGGTTTATTTGGTAAATTACCAGGCGGTGGAATGTTGCAAAGCGCTTTAGGATTAGATGAGGCTACGGATAAATTGCAAGGAGGTGTTAATGCTGGATTTCAAGCAATGAATGCTTCTATGGCACAAGGTGGTGGATTAATGGGTGGTTTACGTGCTGGTATGAGCGCTTTCAATTCCATAGTAATGATGAATCCATTGTTATTAGTTGTTGCAGCTGGTACTGCGTTATTTGGACTGTTATCAGAAGTAGAAAAAACGGCTCAAGAGTTTACAGCCGAAACAGGTTTATCAGTTGCTCAATCAAAAGCATTAGTAAAAGAAACGCGTACAAGATTAAATTTAGGACAGACTGAACTAGTTAATTCCGAAGAAATTTTAAATGTACAAAAAGCAATGATAAAGGAATTTGGTACTGCCGGTCAATTATCAACTGAAGTGGCAGCATCCGTTGCTGAAACTGCAAAAATGATGGGCTATAGTGCTGAAGCCGCCGCCGGTGTGCAATCAGCATTTGAAAAACAAGGCGCATCAGCTGCAGATGCAGCTCAATTACAAGAAACGGTTGCATTAGAAACATTTAAGGCTGGTGTAAACACCGGTGCTGTAATGGAAGATATTTCTCAAAATTCATCTAAGGCAGCAAAATATATTAAAGGTGGTGCCAAAGAATTAGCTAAAGCAGCGGTAGAAGCAGCTAAAATGGGAATGAATTTAGAATCGATGGTTGGTGTAGCTGATGGATTATTAGACATTGAGAATTCATTGACAAAACAATATGAATTTCAAGCACTTACCGGAAAACAGCTTAATTTAGATAAAGCTCGAGAATTAGCATTAGATGGAGACATTGCTGGTGCGAGTAAAGAAGTTCTCAATCAAGTTGGTGGCATTGCAGATTTCAATAAAATGAATCGTCTTGAAAAAGAAGCATTAGCAGAAGCAACTGGTATGGAGGTAGATGAATTGCAAAAAACATTGACATTGCAATCAAAACTTGGCGATTTATCAGAAGAACAAGCAGCTGCAGCGGCATCATTGAATTTATCAGCTAAAGAACTTCAGGACATGAGTCCAGAACAGCTCAAATCAAAGATTAAAGAACAGCAATCAGCTGAAAAAGCAAAAATTGCATTTGAAGAAACAATACAAAAATTGAAATCAGCTTTCTTACCTTTGGCAGAAACATTAGGTAAGGTGCTCGGAGCATTAATGCCAGTGGTAAGTTTTATAGGCGATGGATTTTCGGCTATTGGAAAGATATTAGGAGTAGTTCTTTGGCCTGTTGAAAAACTCTTTAGTGGTTTAACTAGTATAATGGATATGATGGGTCCTTTAGGAACTCTTATCAAAGGTGTAGGAGCTGCATTACTTTTATGGTGGGTATATAAAAAATGGATAGCAAAGCAAGATGCTAAGGCAAAAGAAGATATGATGCAGAAAACAATTCTGCAGTCACAATATCAAACCGCATTAGCACAGCAATCGACTCAGCAGCAAAATATATCTCAACAAGTTCAAGAATCGCTGACTGGTGAAAAAGAGCGTATACAGCTAATCGAAGAAGAAAATAAAGCGTTAAAGGACCAAGGTGCAATCCAACAGGAAAATGCACAAGTATCCGGTCCAACTGATGCAGTACCAGGCGGCGGACCGGCTGGCGGAAAAGGATTGTTAGGTAAAGCCAAAGGATTATTTGGAGGCGCTGGTGCTAAAATTATGGGCGCAGCTACCGGATTTATGAATTCTGATATTGGCGGAATGGTTAAAGAAAAAGGTATTGAAGCCATGATGGGCGGTGTAATGGGCGTCGGTGATTTGGCAATAGATCCAAACGGCGGCCCAGTAGTTGCATCGCCGAGAGAAGGTGGTATTTATCAAGGTACTAAAAATGACGGCGTTTCAATGTCGCCAGGCCATGGCGGAGCGGCTGGCGGAGGTGCACCTGCCATAGATTATAATGCATTAGGAGCAGCTGTAGCAGCCGCAATCGCAGCAAATCCACCGCAAATTAATTTGGATGGTAGTAAAGTCAGTCAATCAGTGACAGCTACTCAGTCACGTAATAGAGGATTGTAATGGCATTAATAGATTTAAAATCAAATTTGTCATGGTATAGTTCCAATGGTAAACCCGCGGGATACCGTCCTAACGCTGATCAAGCATCTACTCGATTTGTTAACAATGAAGATTTAACAGTTAGTGCTCAACCACGTGGTTTTGATAATAACGGAGCTGCATCATCATTTATTCCACGCATATCAAAAAATGATTTTACCGTAGATGATAATTCACATAGTAATCGTGGTATTGCTTCTCGTAAAGCGCAGTTAGGTAATGGAACAAAATTTCCGATTGGTCCATTAGGTCAAGTATATCAGTTCGATAGACCACGTACAGGATTTAATGTTACCTCAAAATACAGCGAAATATACAGTTCATTGACAAATTTTGGATTGGCAGATACATATACAGTGCGCAAACCAATTGAAGCAATGTACAATAAATTTAAAGTACGTGATGAAGTATACAATCCATATGGTGATCCAGCCCCACCGTTTATATTAAGAGGTATTCAACGAGATGATAACAGTGATCCGCAACGATTTGGAAAAGATGGATTTGCTGGTGACATACCTCGAGGAGGATTGTCCATCGCACAAGAAAGAGCTAAATTAGATGTAGATCGTATATCAAAATTCTTAGCTCGGCCTGCAGGACAATGGTGGATTACCAAACAGAATCAATTGCACTTGATGTATCCAAACAGAGAAGGTGTTGAAGGAACTCCGCAGTCGCCTGCATGGAATGCCAACTCGCCAAAAGTATTTGTCGTGCAGAATTTACTTGATCAGGTAGGATTGACATATACTGGTTTGCATAATAGAAAGCATGGCCAGTTTCCATATGATACTCCTGGATACTTACCATTTCCTCCATCACCGCCGTCCAATTATGAACAAATTCATAAAGAACGTGCAGTTGGAATTACTCAGTCAGGTAAAACTGTTTCGCCTACTGATAACAATCGATTGGTATTAACATATCGTGATTCAATTCGTGACAAGAAAAAAGGATGGATTCCTGGTCCAGGTGTAGGCGAATCATTTTCAACACTAACTGACCGATTAGGACCTAATTCAATATCATTTGATGGTACAATACAAGAAACGGCTATACGTAGATGGAGTGTTACGACACCAGATCCAAACAGAGAAATACCTACTGGTACTCGATTAGGCGGTGTTACCACATTACCATTTTCAGAAATACGTGACAGAGAATACTCATATACATCACCTTATAAACCACGTGGATTAAACTCATCAGATCTAGGAATTCAATTAGGTTCTGAAAATAGAACTACTGAAACTCCTGCTCCATACAAATATCGAGATTCGATATTACGTAAATGGACAATGTTACCGGGCAGTTGGAATGCACATGAAAATGATCGCGATGAATTAAAAACGCCGACAGATGATAATCGTTCAAAACGTACATGGATTCAAACTTCCGTAGGTGGTCAAATACAAACAATTAAACCAGATGTTCGAGAAAATGCATATCAGTTATTAAAGCAATCTGCAAATGATCGAGAGAATTCTGGCCCATATAAATCTTCAATTAAAGATTTTAGAGCTACATTTAGTACAAAAGGTCAGGTAGCCGAACCAGGTGAATCATTCAAAATAGATACAGATACCACAGAAGGTAATCGTACTAAACGTGAAGAAGCGATGATTATACGATTACGCGAAGAAGCATCTTCCGGAAATCGTTTCAATGGTGTCGGTGACAGTGATAGAGCAAAAGCTGATAACGCTGCACAAACTGTACGAACTCGCGATCCACTTACTGGTAAATTTACAGATGAACGACCGTCGGAAGATGATTACTATGACATCGGAAGAGCAGCTCAGGCACGACGTGAAAATCGCAATACAAACATTGATTTTCGTACTAACGTTGATGGCAACAGATTTGATACATACCAAGGCGCTCAACCAGATGAAAAAGATATTGCCACTACACGTATTGAAGGTGATGATTTTACTGGATTCTCAAACCCATCGCGTGAAGTACCTGATCGAAATGTTGCGACGCCAACACAGCCAGGCGATGGTGCAATTTCATTGCAGACATATAAAACAATGACATACGGTGAAATACGTTCGACAGCTAAAAAACGTAAATTAAATTATAAGAATCCGCAAATTGTGGATTTCCGAAAAGCTGGAGAAGCCTATGCAGCAGGTAATGATAAAGTTACAAATTCAGAACTAATAACATTTAAGATTGGTGATGTAACTTTTCCAGCATATATAGTTAGTTTATCAGATTCATTTTCGCCATCATTAAGCGGTGAATCAGATCAGAACCGAGCAGATCCTAGATACTTATATACATCATTTGAGCGTTCCGTTGCCGTTAATTTTATGGCAGTGTTTGAACGGTCTGGCGATTCACCGTGGCCAAAATTAAAACGATTAGCAGATTATTCATTACCTGGATATGGTTCAGGTCCATGGGCACAAACACCTAAAGTTACAATAGGAAAACTTTATCGTAATATACCAATGGTCATTGAATCTATATCATTTGATTGGGATAATGAAACGCCATGGTCTATAGCTGGTAAAATGGGACGAGATAATGCATTTGAAGTTCCAAGTAAAAAAGAAGTCGATGGGTTACCAATGTATACATCAGTTGATTTATCAATGAAATACCTAGGTAATGTCAAACCGAAAAAAGGAGGAGGTTATGTTAAATGGGGTGAATAGGAGTTAGTATGGCTGTAATGAATAGATATCTGTTTTCAACAAAAACTGCTGATTCAAAATTTGAAACTGTACGAATGGCGAAACCGCCAGTACAGCCAGATGATAAATATATCATTTCACGTGAAGGCGATCGATTTGATTTGTTAGCACAAGAATTTTATCAGGATGTTGCATTATGGTGGTTGATTGCAATTGCCAATGATATACGAGTTGCATCATTGATTGTACCTCCTGGAATACAAATACGAATTCCTGGTAATCTAGATTATTTAGGACGACAATTAGAAGCTGCAGAATTAAACAAATAATATGCCAAGTATATATAACATAGGACCCGCACCTACTCCGCCTGGTGGTTCTGGTGGTGTTGGATATTCCATACGAGGTAATGCATACGCATCCGTTGGTGCAGGCGGCGGCGGCCCAGATAGTCCTACCATTGCAACAGGTGGCGGTACCGGACGACCAGCTACAATATTAAACTATGTCAAGGTTACATTGGAAGGTACGGCTGGTTCATTAAGACGTACAGAATTTCAGGTAACAGCTTATGATGCTGGTACATTTGATGGATTGTTATCTCAATTCAAAGTAGGTAAAGAAATTACTGTGACCATAGGTAGATCAGGCCCCGGGGCAGGCGGCGGTGAATCATATGTTACAAGAATATATAAGCAGTCGTTTCAGTCATCAAAAGATGGTAAATGGACGTTAACATGTACAGGCGTTGGTAAAGGTATGGAAGTACTACGTCAGCCAGCTTTTGGTATTCCTAAAGGTGCTACAGCAAATTTTTATAGATTAGGAAGTTTATGGGGTATCATTCCATGGCAGGAAAAAATTCCAGTAAGTGGATTGATCGATTTCATGATGTCAGAAGTATTAAAGCATACCACATCACTTAACCCTTTAACGTTAGTTGCTGAATCTGGAAAAGGAATTAAAGGCCAATTTGTTGATTTCATTGCACCAAGCAGCGTAGCAGCAGGTACTGCACCAGAAAGTGGTATTGGACCAAAAGGTCATATAGTGTATTTCACATTTTCACATCTTATGAAATACGTGAACAAAGCTTTGACTGACAGTGGTCAAAAAGCAATTGATTTTAGTAAAGCTAAAGTTAATATGATGATTCCTCCTAGTACACCGTTAATCTCCGGTGATCCATTAAACATATTGTTTCCGCGTAATGATGGTCAATCTGATTACGCCGTTAATGGTGATGCACAGAATCTTGTCGATCTTATCAAAAATTTGTTAGGATTACCGACTGGAATATTCACACAGAATGCAGATGTTAAACATATGTCAGGAATTGCATCATGTGGTGATATATTAATTTCATATGATGCATTGAAAACAATTGAAACAAATTTGTCAACAAATGGGTCAGCAGAAAAAGATCCTAGCACAGATCCATCTGGTACTGTTATGAATCTTGAAGGATTTTTTAGTTCATTATTTTCATTGATAGCAGAAGCATCCGGCGGTTGGTGTGATTTAGAATTACTAGAAGATCCGGATGAGAAAGGATTGGAAGCAAAGATGATCGTTATTAACAAAAAAGATAAAAACGAAGGTGGTGGTATTGCTACATACGACGATGTTTCCGGTGAAGGCGGCGTACGTGAATCAAGTATTTCAGGTGATGTACCATCCGCATGGCAACAAGAAGCATTTGCAAAAGGTTCGGTAGCTAATGATTCAGCACCGACTAATCCATATAAAGGTTGGAAAGATGCTAAAGAAGCATTAACTAAAGCAGGATTTGATAGTGGACAAGCTGGTGGAATTAAAGCAACATTGAGAGGTGCGATTGATGCAATACCAAAAGCAATTGCGAAATCAAAAACCGATCGTCCTTATCCAATTGGATTGTCATTGAAAGTAAATGGCGTGTCTGGAGTTAAATTTGGGCAGGCATTGGAGATGCAATCATTGCAAGCAACTCGTTGGGCGGATAATACTGCATTTACTGTTACAAGAGTTGAACATACAGTTCAGGGCCAAGATTGGACAACTGACATCACTACGGTAGCAAGGTTAGTACCATAAAGGAGAAATATGCCAGGATTGAAAAGACCATATGTTACAACCAAAGAGAACATTAAAGTTGGCATAACCTTTGGCAATGAATTAATGTTTGGTGATACATTGCAAGAATATTTTGGTGAATATCATGTGTATCCAAATAATGCATTTTATTCAGATGCCGAATACAATCCACAGACTAGTCGCGAACTATTACCATTGATACGTCCATTGCAGGCACCTCAATGCAAAACATATCTGCAGTTAACAAAAAAATTGTTTAGTCAACATACTGCGCCTACAAATCATTTTGTTACAGTGACGCCCGAAGATTATCAGAATGGTACAATAACTCGTTTCTTCATTCAGAAAATTAATGAGCCGTTCAAAATTTATGAAGTGACGCCTGCCCAGTTCAAAGCATTGAATACATCTAATCAGCCTGGACCTAATGGCCGAATTTATAGACGTGATCTTATCAGTTGGACCATCGTAGGTGATGTCAATACATTACGCGCAAAAAATAGTTTTGCTATACAGACACTGGAACGCTCATTACCAGGTATTGGTACATATGTATTAACAGATCCAACTGAATTTGCAAAGATCACATACACAGAAGCGCAAAACAATCTGTTTACAGCTGGTGGGTTGTATGTAGATTCGAATGCAAATAATTACATAGGAACATATCATATTCGTAAAAATGGTGACGTGTTTCAAGGACCTAGAGAAATCAGCGGTATTAATCGACAACTTTTTCCTGTAAAATAATTTGGTAATTCGAAAAATAGTTATTATATTTATGTAATGGTTATAATTGAGAATAGTTCCGATCTAAAATATCTTCGACAGATAGTTGATGAGCATGACAGTTTCTGGATTCCTGTGTATTCAGATGCATATAAACATTATACTCAAAATCAGATCAGTTTCATTTATATATACAGTATAAAACGTGACAAAGAATTCATTTTACCAGCCCGTCATTACGATTGTTTGAGCCTAGATATCGAACATGTACAACACCTTACAAGTCAAGCTGATATCTATATACTAGCCAAAAAACGTTTCAAAAAGTTCTATCCACATCGATGCTATGATGCTGACCTGATGGCATGGTGGCAAACCGGTGCAATGCTACCATTAAATGAAACAAATACAGCGGCGCATGACATATGGAATCGTTGGTGGCATAACGAAACTGACATCAATGATTGGCTGCCAATAACAAAACATATTGAACGTTGTCAGTCAATGCGTACGGAATTTATGAAAGCATATTCTGTATTTGAAATGACAGATGAGTTTCGTAATTACGATGAATTAGCGATTGATACATTTTCAGAAATTGAACAAAATGGTTTGCAAATAAACCAAGAAATATTTACAGAAAAATTTCAAACAAATGGTATACATGATAACAAAGTTTATACAGAGTATAATTTATATACTACAACGGGACGACCTTCTAACAAGTTTGGCGGTATTAATTACGCGGCTCTAAATAAAGAAGATGGTTCACGAGAAGCATTTCAATCGCGTTTTGAAGATGGCTTTTTATTGGAATATGATTACGATGCATTCCATGTACGGTTGATTGCAGAGTTAATTGGATATCAGTTACCATATGAATCAATACATACGTATTTTGGTCGTCAATATTTTAACAAGCTAGAATTAAGTAATGATGAATATGAACAATCCAAGCAGATCACATTTCGTTTGTTATATGGAGGTATAGACAAAGACTTTGAGCAAATACCTTTCTTTGGTGAAACTAAACAGTATATTCAGTCGTTATGGAAATCATTCAATCGTAAAGGTTATGTGGAAACGCCTAGGCTAAAACGTAAATTATACAAGTCACATTTACCAGATATGAATGCTAACAAGTTGTTTAATTACATATTACAGGCAACCGAAACAGAACATAACTTGGTGATATTAAACAAGGTAAATACAGCAATGAAGCGTCATAACAGCAAATTAATTCTGTATACATATGACTCGTTACTGTTTGACTATGATATGAATGATGGTCGTCGTTTCATTATTCAAATGCAAAACATTTTATCTGAACACGGTAAATTTCCAGTAAAGATTAAAGCTGGTACAAACTATCACGCCATGTCAGACATGACTTCTCGCGTAATTTAATATTTATTAAAAAAGTTTATTGTATGAATTTTGATCACATTGTAAGAGAATGGTTTTACAGACTACCTAAAGGGTATGCTGATGCACCATATACCACGGAGGAGTTGGCAATACTAGATGAAGTATTAGCTGAGAACGGTGTTAACTTGAATGAAGTTGATGAATTGGATCAAGCATTTTTAGACGCCGAGCCAGTAGAAGAACTTTATGAATCAGCTAATTTGGTTAAAATTACATTAGCAGATATTAAAAAACTTTTAGATAATCCTGTTGTAAAATTAGATAACGATGATTTAATAAAAATACATCGCGTTATCGCAAATTCAGCTTTCAAAGAAAAAACAATTAATTATCTTATATCAAAAAACATTGCTCCAGAAAATTATAGTTTAGGTAACAATGCAGTTGACATCGTATTTAATAAAATATCATCATTGCCAGATGTAACCGATGTTATTAAATATTTTGATTCACCGAAAGATTTGACCTGGAAAGAAGATGGCCGTGGAAATATAAAAGACATAACAGGACTATCAGATACATCAATTGGTACAATGATAAAAATACAACCAGGGCCTGATGCTGGAGGAAGTGCTACCGGACCAGCTGAGATTGCATTTTCATTATTATTCAAAAATGTAAAAAATGCTACCGGCGGCGGTGATTTAGAGCTCAATGGTAAAACTGTTGAGTTAAAAGGTAAAGGTGGTCGTTTAGGTGTACAATCTGGTCGTGGCATGGAATTGAATTTGAAATCTAGTTTTATTGGCCAGATGATGAAAACAGGACCAAATAATGATTATACTGTAGAAGAAGATGTTGCTGATTTTTTTGCCGATGCTAAAAATACAAATATAGCTTATGCAATATATAACGCATATCATATTTTAGTTAAAAAAGGACAAATGCCAGAAGACGAATTTATCACAGAAATACAGGATGGGTTGACAAATATTTATTTTGATAAAGATGAAGTCGTTAAAAAATATTTTAATAATAATACAAAATGGACAGATCTAAAATCAATCGGCCGGCAATTGGTAAAAACTAATTTAGATGCTTATTTAACAAAAATCGGTAATGATATTATCATATTTCATCGTTTTAGAGATAGTGGAAAAACGCCATCGACAGATTTATCATTTATCGTTGTAGATAAAACCGAAATTGATTCGGTTATCGATAGTGGAGTTATTACATTAGGGTCTTCATATCCTGAAAGTAGTATTTTATGGCATAATACAAATCCTTCGGTAAAATTAAATATATAAGGATAAACATTGAAAACGCAATTACTATGCACATTCGCACATAAAAAAGATTTAGATTTAATTACAGACTACATTACAAAGTCATATACAATTACAGAACGTAGAATGTTTGTGTTTTCAGATGCTGATAATCGCAATGATCTGTATGTCACATTTAATATAGAAGCTGTTGGTTACAGTAAAACACCAAACACAATTTCAATACATCGTAAAAAAGAAACCAACACATTGTACACAGTTAATGCATTGAATACAATTATACGTAATGCAAATAATGGTGTATTAGATAAAGCGTTTATGGTTGATTGGACATTGTACCGCAACTCATTGTTGTTAACAAATGAAGAAGCGCTGCGAAGAATTCAATTGCAATTGGTGCGTAGAATTGATTTATAATGATATTTATATAAAATAAAAAAGGTATACAAAATGAACCTACAAGAAAATTACAGAAGGTTATTCAAAGGTAGAATATCTAGCAATGATAAAATGTTAATTTCAGAAGCTAATAGTGAAGCTGCGAAAGAAATTTATGATAATCCTAAAATAGAACGCCAACTTAGCCGCTTACCAGGGTATGAATCAATTACACCTGGTAAGACAAAAAAAGAAGTGTACATATATTTTAACAAAGAATCTGGTGCAAAATTAGCTGTTAAAGCATTAGAAAAACTTGTACCTGGGCCAAACTACGAATATTATAAAGAAAATGACCCTGGTTACTCTCAACCAATGTTTGTAATTGCAGTTCAATAATAATAAAATTTAATTATCGGAAACAAAATGAACCTACAAGAAAATTACAGAAGATTGTTTAAAGGTAGACTTGGCAGCAATGATCAGAAATTGTTGACAACATCCGAAGCTCCGGCGGCTACCCAAGAAGCTGTAACACCGTTCCAATCAACGCCTAAATTTGAACCAGCAGTTAATAAAATTAAGTCAGTGATGCAAACATTCTTCCGAAAGCTCGAAAAAGCTCCAGGAGATGTGCAGAGAGACTTTGCTCAAATATATAATTCAATTATTGGTAAAAGTCGTCGACTTACAAGACTTGAACTTGAAAAAATTGTTGATGTATTAGAGCCGGTGTTAACATCTGCCGGGTTTGACCTCAAACTAAAGAACCAAGAGCTCACCGTTGCATTCACACAAGCATTAAAACAAACTAAAAACCTTCAAAGCAAAGTACCGGCAACTGTATTGAAAGAGGATTACTTTCCAACTCACGGAAGCGATGAACGAGATTTGAGAGATGCAAAAAAGGCATTAGCAAAGTGGTTTATGAACACAATGCGCAATCCAAACACT